TATCATTAGTAATTGTTAAACCAGATGAAGCTGCAGCCCATGAAGCTGTTGTACCATTTGAAGTTAATACATAATCATTAGCACCAATACCTAATCTTGTAGCACTATTAGTACCATTACCTAGAATTAAATCACCAGTAGAAGTAATAGGACTTAATGCATTAAAGGCAGCGGATGCTGTAGTTTGTCCTGTACCACCGCTAGATATTCCTAATGTACCTGCTAAAGTTACAGCGCCTGTTGTAGCTGTACTTGGTGTTAATCCGCTTAACGATGTTTGGAATGATGATACGTTGCTTGCTGGTGTTGACCAAGCTGGAATACCCCCAGATACAGTGAGTACTTGACCTGTAGATCCAATAGGTAGTTTAGCTAAAGTATTTGTAGCACTTGCATATATAACATCACCTGTTGTATAGGATGTTAACGCTGTACCACCTGATGTAGTGGGTAAAGTGCCACTTGTTAAAGATGAAGTTGATGTAGCATATAAAGCACCGCCAGAAGTAAAGCTAGTTAAACCTGTACCACCATAAGCTGTACCAATCGTGCCACCATTCCAAGTACCACCTGTAATTGTTGTAGTACCTAGTGATAGAGAATTTGTACCCCAACTAGATCCTTCAGGTATATAACCGTGTACATCCCAAGTACCATTAGCAGTGCTCGTTGATGTTAAGAATATTTGAGCAGCGCCACCAGCAGCTACAGTATAAATTGCATTAGAACCATAATCTACAACAAATAAATTACCTGTAGAGTTATTATTAAATTGGAAACTAGCACCATTAACTAGTGTAGTAGCATCAGGTAACTGATAAGTTTGAGTTGTAGAACCTGTTAAAACTTGTGTAAATGATGAAGCTGCTGTAAGTACTGTTGTTCCCGCTGCAGATACTGTAGAAGTTATATTTCTAAAGATATTATTAAGTGAAGTGTTTTGATTAGCATCTCTTAATACTACGCTATTAGCACCTGAAGAAGCTGTTACACCTGTACCGCCATAAGAAACACCAACCGTAGTTCCTTGCCAAGTGCCAGACGCAATGGTACCTAAAGGAGTAACATTACCAGAAGCATCTAGATTGACTGATTTTTCAGCAGTATAAGTAACAAAGACTTGTGCTAAACCACCTGATAGAGTAATAGGTGATGTATTACCATTTGAATTAGATAATACTGTAGTACGTGCTAACGTAGGACCAGAAGTTGAATAAGTACCAATACCTACTTCCCATGCGGCACCATCTGTAATAGTGTAATAGGTAGTATTGCTATTTCCAACAACAGCAAACGATTGGAATCCGCTGACTGCACCAAGTAAGGTTACTGAACCCGTACCTGATGTAGTCGTCGTTTCCTGGACTCGATCATAGACTACTAGAGCCATTTAGGACTCCTTAGCCCGAAGCTGATAAAGTGTATGTTACGTTAATTGTATCGCCTGATGTTACAGTTTTAGACCCAGCTGTAAAGTTACCTGCAGAGAACAATGTACCTGTTGTATTATCAATCGTTGCAGAACCACCAATATTAATAAACGCACCTGTTACAGTACCAGAACCAGTCATGGAAAATACTACAGCAGCACTTGTAGATAACACTGATGGGTTAGCATTTGTTGCAGTACTAAATGTTGGTGTTTTTCTATTGCCTGAATATGTAGGCGCATTAGTAGCACCTGCTTCAAACCAACCAGCATGAGAACCTTGTGTATCTGTGTAAGCTGGGATAGAAGCTGGTACAGCATTATTAGTCATAAGACCCATAACCACTGCGCCACCACCGGTGTTAGCAAAGTATGAATCTAGTAAGTTTTGACGACCTACGTTTGTTGTTAAATTTTCAAAGCCATCTACCCATTTAACATTGCCGTCTTGATCGTAGCATGTAAATGTATAGACGCCGTTTAGACCAAACTCTTCGCCTGATCCAGCATTTCTTGTCACAGACGCATCAACTGAGTCGCCCATTCCAAATTTGTCCATATTGCTCATAATTACTCCTTTAGTTAATTCTTAATACAGCAGTGGTTGAAGTTGCTGCAGGAAATTCTATTGTGAATGTTGTAGTGGCTATTTTCTCTCCACCAAAATTTAGTACTGCGACTGATGCATTTGTAGTGCTATTATATATCAAAGCGCCAGCTGCGGTAAAGTTTGCAGGACTCCAAGTTACATTAGCAAACGTAACATAAGCCGTGTTATTACTAGGATCACTACCAATAGTAGGAGTTAATACTTTACCCCCAGCTACGTAGCCAGTACCTGTAATTTCGTTATCAGTTGTATATGCAGTTGTTTCACTATTAATAGTTGCTAGTGCATCATACAAAGCTATTTTATATGTATATGGTGACCCCGTGTTAAAATTTACCAAACCTTGAAGTAAGTTTAGTTTAAACGTTGTGGTCTGTGCTTGTCCTAAAATCATCTAACTGGGTACTTTACTTGTCCATCGCGATATGCATCGCCTCTATCTTTACCATCGCCAAGTTGTTTCAATAAGATCATGGCTTCATCATATCGTTTTTGGTATTGGTTAATAACGTCTTGTTCACCTTTCATATAAGTATACGCTTCTAATAAAGAGCCATATAATAAAGTAGAACTAAAATTATCACCTAACCATGTATTCCCTGCAGTCACAATAGATTGTGGGTAATAAAAATAATGAAGTTCCGCTGCATAATTAGCATCAGGCGTAGGTCCTACAATAAATGTGTTATTATCAAAAACAGCATAATACTGTGGCTCACCATAAAAGTCACTATCTGTATCAGGGAATGATTGCCTAATAAAGTTCACGTCTTTATTTAAAAGATATAAGTATTCATTATCGGCATTAATCACTGCCAAGCTAAATGTAGAAAGCCAATCACTAGGTGTAGCTAAATACTTATTACCTGTAGTTAATGAGCCTGTTACGTTTTTGCGTAGCGCAGGAAGCTGCACCGCATTGTAGATACGTTGTTCAGCTTGTTGAATAAAAGTATTGATGTCAGCTGTTTGAAACTGATTCTCAGTATAACTTTGTATTTCATTAACTAACTGCGTGTAATTCATTACGCCATCGGACCTCTAGCTTTAGTACCTTTAGTAGCTGCACCGCAACCACGAATAGTAATACCATCAGTCTTAACATCGTTACGACCTGGATCACCAGCGCTTACACGTTGTCTACCTGTTTTGAAATTAAGGTCTTGTGACTTTAACTTATTAGGATCTTGTGAAAGACCAATGTCCGCATTAGGAACAATTACTGGTTGTTTATATTCTGCCATGATGATTATCCTTTTTTCTGTGCTGCAACTTTAGCTAGGTTACGACCCATAGTTTTCATGTCAATGTTCTTTTTACCACCTTTAGAACCTGCATGTTTAGGACCCTTTTGGATACCTACTTTAGCGCCGTCATCGCCTAAATTGCGACCTTTGGTTTTACCTTGTTTAGTAATTCCGTCTGCTGCTGATTTATATGCCATGTTACTTCTCCTTAAGTTGTTACTACTGTTATATTGCCTACATTACCTATTCCTACTAGATCATTAGGCGTTAATCCAGCATCGTTTGCTCTTGAACCACCAACAGGATTATATCCCCATTGTATAATTCGGCTACCTAAAGTTGGTACACCTGTTTCAGTTTGAGGTGTTCCAGTTACTGCTAGTGTTTGCAATCCATTTAAACCTGCCTGAAAATAACTAGGGCTATCAGGTCTTGGATTACGCACTGCTTGCGGATCGTTGACCGGGTAAAGCCCAAGACTTAACTGTGGCTGATCCGGTTCCCAACATTCAGGACATACCAGTATATTAACATTTTTTGTCTTAATAACTAAGCGTTTTAATTGCTTTAGTTTAAATCTAAATCCACAGCGATCACACTGTGCAATCGAATTCTTGGCACTAGCAAATTTGGTTGGCATTTAATTATCCGTGATAAAACATTTCACGAGGCACAAATCTTACACTCGCTTTTTCTCTATCTTCATCGGCTGCTAGTTGGAATGCTGCTTCATAATCTGCTCTTAACATAGCAATACGATTAGGATCTACATCAGGTAGTTTCATCGCTAAATATGCAGCTAATCCAGCTACCATGCAAGGTATAAATCTAAACGGAATGTCTTGTACAGTCACGCCATTACCTGCGTCTTGGATTCGTCTTAATCTGTAATAAACAAATGTATAAAAATTACTTTGGTCAGGAGCTACCCATACATTAATCGTAGGTAAGTTTTGCACGTAGATTCTATCCCCGATTGCATGAGGCGCAATCACTGTATTGTTAACAGCTCTAATACATCCTGTAATTGTATTACCACTAATACCGCCATATTGAATTGTTTCGCTACCAATCTTAATAAAACCAAATTGTGCTAAGCCTACTGTGCTAGATAATGTAATTGTATTATCTGCTGTTGTATTTGTAGCTGTTAATGTCTCATTTAATAAAATGTCTGTAGGATTTTCTTGTGCTGATTGTCTATTAATCCACACTTGGATAGGACGACCTGTTGCATTTTTATTAGGAATC